TGCTTCCGGGCTGCGGCTCTCTCCAAGCCAGAAGGTTCTGTCTGGTGAAACCTGCAGGTATGGGCGGTCGTTGTCGCGGATGATCCAGTCTATTGCGCTGCGCTTGATTACCTCGCGTGCCGGGTTCGCGTCGCTCCACATCCGGCTGACTGCGTCTTCGAGGTGGTGTCCGTTGCGCATGGCTGCGTTCTCTGTCTTGGGTGCATCCAGTCCGGTCTTCCTGCGCCATAGCTGGTATGGGGTCTCCCATGGGTTAAGTCCTACGATGGTGGCAACCTCTGAGCTGCCGATTCCGCCCTTGCGGACTTCCAGCCACTCCTCGCGGCTTGCCGGGCGTATGATGGTGTTGTTCGCTTTCATTGTCGTTACTTGTTTTTGGGTTTAACTTCTCCTGTCTCGGTGTCCACTTCCTCTGCTTCAGCTGATGCTGGTTTGACGGGGGCTTCTCCGGTGGCTGCTGCCATGGCTGCTGCTGCCTTATCCTTGGCTGTGGTTGCCTTTTTGACGGCTTCTGCTTGCGCCTGTGCCTCTTTCTCTTGGTCGATGAAGGTTTCCTTTACCGTGGTCGTTCCCTCCTCGATAGCGTTGCGCAATGCGCGAAGCTCGAAGATCATTTGCTTGTCGATTGCCTCGACCGTCTTCACGCCAAGGTATGCGAGGAGCTGCTCCGGCTTGACGCCCAGCTTTCCGTAGTAGGCGATAACGTTCTGGCGGCTGCTTTCGAGGTCGATGCTCTGTCCGAGGGCTACGCGCTTGACCTCGTTGATAATCTTCTTTGTGACTGCCTTGGGTATCACCGAAAGAACAGCATTGCGGAAGGCGATGCTGGCTGCTGCGTTCCCGGTCACCACCTGCATATCCTCGCTGAAGGTCTTACCAGCCTTGTTGGTGATGCGGCGTGGTACGCACTTGGTGATGGCAGTATTGCTTTCGAGGTCGTGGCATACTGCCTGTGCCGTGATGGTCTTTCCGTCGTTGCCGATGATTCTGGTGGCTACGCGAATGTTACCCCATGCGCTGGCGATGATCTCCGCCATGCGGACGCTCAATCCCTCGATGATCGTGTCCTGTCCTCGGTCGTTCTTGCGGCGTAGAACGTAGAAGCAGTCCTCTGCTGTCTCCTTGTCCATGGTGGCGTAGGTTGCGATTTTGTTAAGCACCACCTGCAGGTCTCTGGGGTACTGCTTGGCTGTGGAAATCTGGATGTCCACTTCTGCGCGGTCGATTGCTTGAAGCACTTCGGCTTGCTTGATTTCAATGATTTCTTGTTCCATTGTGTTGAAAAAATTATAAATTGTTGTACTTGTGCGTGGCGGTGTAAGTCTCCGCTGCGCTGTTAATGTCTCTGTTGGTCTTGACCGGGTGTTCCGTCATCCAATCCTCCAGCTCGTTCTTCCGGAAGTAGAGCTTTCCGTTCTTCTTGTAGTGGGGGATGTCGCGGCGACTTGTCAAGGTGTAAATGCCTTTGACGCTGTACCCGGTGAGCATCGCTGCCTCCTCGACGTTGAGGATGTTCTTTGCGCCCAGCAATGTCGCCCTCTCTATGGTGTCGAGGCGGTCGTTGAGTCGTTGGAGTTCTGCTGTCATGGCTTAGTCCTCCATCTCGTCTTCGGGGTCTTTGAAGGGTGGTGTCAGCCCCTTTGCTTCGAGCTTCGCGCCAATCTTGTAAACTCCCCAGCAAACCGCGAGGGCTGCTGCCTTGATTGCGAAAAATTCAAATAAGCCCATTGGGTGGTTCGGGTCTTCGTCGCCTGCCAGAACCATAAATGCAAGCGTCCCGATTGCGCCCAGCCATGCGGCGTTGAGCCATTGTATTACCTTGGTTCTCGTTGCTGCTGTCATTGTGCGTATGCGTTTTGCTGGTTATTTAATCTCTCCTGCACCCTGCGGCGGATGATGTAAAGCGTGCCGACGCTCTTGATGCCGTATCTTTCCATGATGCTGCGGTTTACGTCCGTCTTGTAACTTCCGGCAGCGACCGCTGCTTCGTAGTCGCGGTAGATCGCTAAGTCGCGAGCCTCGCGTTCCTGTTGCTTGATGGCTGTTTTGCCTATGATTAAATTCTTTTCCATTTTGAAAAAATTTAGTTTGAAATGGTGGGGGCGGAGGGTGTCGAACCCTCTCTGCAGCTCGGTGGTCTCTCGTGGGACTTCAGCTGGGCATTAACCGTTCATGCTCTCGCTCCCAGTAGCCTCCCTGCTTGCAAATCGGGAGGCTTTCGAATGTTGGGGTTCGCGGCTTGTTGCCGCAGGGTCGCCCTCTCTTGGGCTGACCCTTTTATCTTCCTGCGCCGTGCATCCGTCCGTAAACCAGCGGCGTTCCCTGCACCTGTATCTGGTAGGCTTCGACATCCGGCTGGTTCAATCCGTAGAACTCTATCAGCTGTTCCTTGGTGCGGTTGCCTGCGTAGTAGCTCTCTATCCAGTCCGGGTTGCCCTTTTCCTTGACCCGGATGATGTAGATCTGCTGTTCCATGGCTGCTCTGTTTTATTCGAGGTTCTTCTGGATGTAGTCGAGGTCTTCCTTGGTTAAGGCGTAACTCTTGGCGAGCTTCTCGTGGATGGCTTTGCCTCGTCCGCCTACCAAGAATGCGCCGAATTCGTCGAGCTGGTCTGCGCTGGCTTCCATGCCTCCCTCTCGCACCTCGTGTGCAATGCCGAGGAGTCTGCGTCCGTCGCCCTCGCGGTTGAGCTGCTCTCTGCGGAGCTGGCATTGGATGTTGTTCTTCTCTGTCTTGAGCTGGGCGATTGTCTTCTCCAGCTCGCGTGCCAGTGGGCTGTTCTCGATGAGTCTCTTGTACTCTGCGCAGAACTCGTCCTTGTCCATGTTCCCGGCTGCCATGTATAAGCCGTTGGCTGTTTCGTACTCGGTGAATGTCACGCTGCGACCGATGCGGTCTTCAAATTCTTTCTGTAGCATAGCTGTATGGTTTATTTGTTAATGATGTTTCTTACGATGTCCTTTGCTTGGAAGATTCCATCTCGGTATCCTCTTGCCCAGTCGGTTCTGGTGCTTAGGTATGAGATGCTTTGTTCTGTCCAGTCGGCTATCTCCTTGAGTAGCTCTATGGCTTCCTCGCGGCTCATGTTGTTAAATTTTTCGTTCATAATCTTTTCGGTTTATTTCGATTTCGTTTCTTTTTTCGTATCTTTGTACGGTTTCGTTTCCGTTTTCGATTGCAAAGTAAACACTTTTGTTTGGAACTACCAAACAATTTTGCTTGTTTTTTCGATATTTTTTTCGGAAAAATTTATTCAAAACCACAAATCTCTAATAATCAAAGACTTATGAAAGGTCAAAAAATTAAAGAAATTCTGAAGGCTGAGGGGCTTACTCTCAGCGAGGTGGCTCGCCTGCTTGGTTTCGAAGGGGATCAGCGGCTGCACTCTGCTCTGAAATCCGATGACGTGAAGACCGGGCTTGTTGAAGATATCGCTCGTGTCACCAACAAAAGTATTTGCCTTTTCTACGACCTCCCTGCCGGGTCTGCTGTCGCCCATGATAACGGTACGGCGGTTGCCGGGTGTGGAAACAATGTGAATTCTGAAGTCGGGCGTGTGACTGATAAGTTTATTTCGTTGCTCGAAAAAAAGGACGAGCAAATCGATCGTCTGCTCGCCCTCTTGGAAGTTGGGAAGTAATACCTTATATTAGGTTGGTGGTTCTTCGTCCGTCTTGTGCTTTGAGTTATTTTACTGAAATTTCGCGTTACGCCGCTTTTGTGGCTTCGGCTGTGTACTTCTTCCACCCGGAGCAAAACGAGGCGACACGCGCCAATTAAACGCTAAATCAATGAATAGTAGGCTTTTGGATATAATCAAGTATAAAACCGGGGGTCGGCAGGTGGCTTTTGCTAAGCTGTTCGGCTGGACTCCCCAGTATGTTGGTAAACTCTTGCGTGGTGAAAACTTCGGGCTGCAGCCTGTCGTTAAAATCTTGGAGGCGTTCCCGGAGATCAATGCTCGGTGGCTGCTGCTGGGTCAAGGGCAAATGTTGGATGAGGAAAAGGTCGGCGACCTCCGTCGCGATGTCTTCTCCCATGTGCAGCGCATCCTCGACCTTGAGCGGTTCATGTGCGTGATGTCTCCCGATGAGCTGCATCGCTTCGAGGAGGCTGTCGCCTGTGGCTCTGCTCCGGACTTCTCCGAGGAGGAGGTCTCTCGCTGGTCGTCGCTGCTCTCTGATCGTGAGGCGGCTCTCGCTGAAAGGGTAAACTCTGCAATCGCTAAATCTGTAAAATCATGCAATCGCCAGAAAGTCAAGTAATCATTCGTCGGTTCTTCGAGGCTCTGTATCGCCTCAAGGCTGATAAGAAAATCCGGGGGAAGCAAACGTTCACCCGTGAGCATGGTATCAATCGCTGGAACTTGAACACCTTGGAGAAGTCTCCGGAAAGGGATATCTTTCAAACCGCGTGGCTCTCGTTCCTCGTCCGCGATTATGGTGTGTCTCCGATGTGGCTCTTGACCGGGCTTGGGGACTTCTATACAAAAAAAGCGGAGGCTCGTCCTTGAACCTCCGCTCCTGTGCGGTCACTTCTTTTCGTCTGTCTTTTGTATTATCTGGGGGATGAGCATCGCCGCCTCCTGCTTCTTCTTGTCCATCACCTTGGCGTATATCATGGTGGTGTGGATCTCCTTGTGTCCGAGCAGCTTCTGCACCGTGTAAATGTCCGCTCCGAGGTCAATCATCAAAACCGCGAATGTGTGCCTCCCGGAGTGAAACGTGATGTCCTTGGTTATGCCTGCGCGGACTGCCCATCGCTTCAGCTCCATCAGCATATATGATGAATAACGGAAGCCTCGGAACACTCGCTCTGTCGGTTCTCCTCGCTCGCCCATGTATTCTGCCGCCTGTGGGTTGATGTCGATGTACTCCTGTCCGCCTGTCTTCTTCTGTCTGAAGACGATTCTGGTGAACTCTCCCTGCTGGCGAACCTCCGACCATGTCATCTTCTCGATGTCGCTCTTGCGTAGTCCGGTGAGGCATGAAAACATGAAGGCTCGCTTTAGCACCGGGTATGTGCATTCGGTCGCCGCCATTGCCTTGACCTCGTCAAGGGTGAGGTATAGCCTCTCGCGTTCCTCTATCTTGAAACCCTCCACTCCTCGCAGGGGGTTATGCGCTATGATGCGGTCTTCGAATGCTTGGTTGATGCAGGCTCGCAGCTTGTTGAAGTAGGAGACCTTGCTGGCTTGGGAGAGGGGCTTTGAGTCGAGGGTCGTGGTTATGTGCTTGCGCTTGTCTTTTACTCTGGCGGTCTTGTCGAGGTAGTCCTTGAAGCCCTGCACCCACTCCGGCGTGATGTCTCTGAAGGTGGTGTCCGGTCGGCAGTAACGCTCAAGGTGTTTCAGTGCGCTGTACCAGTTGCCCCAATTGCCAAGGCTCTCCGGGTTCTGGTGTCGCCTCTCGCAAAGCGTCCGGTAGTAGTCCAGAAAGTTTGTGTCTAACTTGTATGCGCTGTCGAAGCCGTACTTGCCGTTCTGAAGCTCGACCACTCTCTTGGCTCGTATCGCGTCGGCGAGCTTGAGGGTCTCGCGGTTCTTCTCCTTGTCGGCTCTGGTGTTCTCCGGAATGAGGTAAAGGTGCAGGTACTCGTAGCTGCGCCTGCCGTCGAGGTAAATGTCGAGGTATAGCGATGTGTTTCCGGTGGGCATGGTTCGCTTCCTCAATCGGATAGGTTCTTTTGATTTCTCCATGTTCTATTTGTTGCTATTTGTTGCTGGTTTTATTTCGAGCAACAAAATAACAACAAAAAATCGGGAATAAAAAGGGTAAGGTTTAGAAAACGCCCCTTTTTAACGTTTCTTCTATCCTGCTGGTTCTCTGTGGGGTTATTTCCGTTCCTTTACGGTTCTTTTCCGTTCTGTTTCCTCCTGCTCTATGGGGTATCACTTTCCGATGCAGAATGTGCTAAAACTCGCATAATTCATTGAGTGTCAGTTAGGTGTATTGGTTGTGCGGAAGCCTCAGCAACAAAGCAGCAACAAAAATGTAAAATTTGGGGTGTTTCCGGGGGTGTCCGCGTCTGCAAATGTACGGCTTTTTTCTGAAAAACGAAAGGGAGGCTATCCTCGCGGACGTCCTCCCCTCAATAGAACATTGAAATCTCATAAACCTTGAAATCATGCCTATGCTTGTGTGGTTACTTTCTTGCCATGTTTGCTATTGTGGTTGCTATGCTTTTTAGCGGTTTTCGGAAAATCCACCCGGTCGCTGCGCCTGCGGCAATCAAAAGCAGCCACCATGTCTTGAGGCGTACCGTCTCCCACCATGTGAAGTCTCGCTCGACGGTGACGGTTTCCTTTACCGCGTATGGTACTGGTGTCTCTATGGTCTGGGTTACCTTGATGGTGTCTGCGCTGTTCTTCACGGCTGCAGGGTGTTTCATCTCCTTGTTGCGGAGGTCGTGGAAGAGCGAGCCGTCTGGGTTGATGCGTGCGTCGCTTTCGGCGTAGTCTGTTTCGAGGTGGGACAGGCTGTCGAGGGTTGTCCGTTCTGCGCTCTGCGCCGGGATCTCGATGTATATGGTGTCTATCCTCTCCTCATGGATGACTTCTCGCTGCGTGTCGTTCTTCACCTCGACGATTGTCGGGGTGGTCGTCGTGGTCTTCTTCGTGGTGCTGCATCCTGCGAAGATGCAGGCTATGGCGATGAGGATAACGATGGCGATTGCCGTCGCTCCGCAGGCGTTGTATTGCTCGTCTCTCTGGCTCATGGCTATAAGGCTTTAATGTAGTCGATGATGCCTTGGACGTGCGCTTCTGTGAGCTTGCGCTTGCCCTCTGCGCTCTGGAGGATCTCCACGTCCGCCTTGTTGTCTTGGAAGAGATTCTCTGTCAGCACTGCCGGGCAGTTCGTGTCGCGGCAAATGCCGAGGTTCTGCGCCCAGTAGTGGTCTGCCGGGACGCTGCGGTTTCCTTTGAGGTTGCTGTTCTTGGCGACTTCGTCGTATATCGCTTTCGCCAGCTTCTTGCTGCTGGTGGATGCGTTGTTGGCTACGAACACCGAAAATCCGGAGGCATCGTGCCATTTGCTGTCGCCGCCAGCTGCGTTGTTGTGGATGGAAACGAGGAGGCAGTTCTTCGCTCCGTACAGCTTGCAAATGGTGTTAACCCTGCGGACTCTCTCGTTGATGGAGATGTCGGTGTCCTCGGTTACGATACGCTGCGCGTCGTAGCCTTTCTTGGTGAGGTCTTCAGCTATCATCTGGGCGACCTCTCTTGCCCACGCCCATTCCTTGTGCCGTCCGTCCGGGCTGCACTTGCCGGGGGTGTTTATGCCGTGTCCGTTGTCAATGAGGATCTTCATTTTGTTGCTCTTGTTTTTTTGCTTGATACTGTTCTTTTGTGAGTCCTTCTTTGGGAGGAGTCTTCGCATTTGGTGGTTGGCGAAAGGGGCAGTCTGCGTCGTTGCATCGTACCTTGTCTTTGAGGAGGTCGATGATGTCGAGGTTTAGCTTCCGCACCACGGTTGTCTGTTCTGCAAAGCGTTCCTCCTTTTCTTTAAGCTGCGTCTGCAGGAACTGGAGGGTCTCCTGCAATGTATGGAACTGGACGAGGTCTGCTTCCGCCACTGCTGTGCGCTGGTTGCTCTTGCGGTTGATGAGGTACTTTATCGCCTCCCATCCTCCGAGTGCGCCGATTACGGATAAAATTACTTCCAACATAACGCGTATGAAATTGTTCGCCCAAGTGCTGCTCCGGCGATGGTTAATATCCAATCCTGCCAATCCCACGCTCCGCCCCATAGCTTGTCTTTGAGTTCGAGTGCGCTGGCGACTCCTATCCCTGCGTAAGCTGCGCAGTAGGTGCTGTCTGCTCCCAAACCGATGAGAAGCCCTCCTGTGAGGTGCTTCCATCGGTTGCTTTCTTTGAGCCAATTGCTTATCTTGTTCATTCGTCTGAAATGGATATCGGTTTTACCCTACAAAATTAGGTAAAATGTTTATAATATAAGCACTTTAGCTCGATTTTCTTTCCAGTTCGTCCTCTAAAGCGTTAATTTCGTCCCTTATCTGCTGTCGCTGGGCGTGCAATTCTGCGATATCGTAGGGCAATTCCGCGCCTGTTAAGCTCGCTTCGTAGCACTTTGTAACCTTGTAGTCGCTGTCGCTTAGCTCCTCCTTGAGGGCGGCGATGCGCTGCCGGGTGCAGGTGCTGTTGTACTTGCGCTCGTAGCGGTAGGCGATGTGGTCTCCTGCGTCGTATGGGACTGGAGTGACGACCTCCTCGTCCGTGGATGAATTCACGAGGCTGTCGTTGATTCTGTCCACGGGCTTCCAAAAGTCCGGAAGCTCTGCCGCCTGTTCTTCGGCAGTTACGGTACGCTCAATGTATGTGCCGTCGTCTTGTCGAACTCTGCGCTGCTCGTCCTGCAGCCAAATGGAGCGGAGGTATGCTCCGTCCATGTATCCGTATTCTAATGTTGCCATTGTTTTTGGTCTTTTGTCGTTAAAATTTATACTTGCTTATCAGCCATACCTCGGTGTTCGTTCCGTTGATGCTGGCTTTAATGAAATGCGCGACGCACTGCTGTCCCTCAGTGCAGTCGTAGTAGTCGTTGCTGGTGTGGTCGTCGTAGAGAACCTGTCCGGAACGTGGGGTAATGCGGAGGCTTCCTGTCCACCATTGTTTGAAGAAGATGGTCTGTCCCTCGCGGCTTGCTGCCGGGAGGTAAACTATGCATCTCTCTGAGTAAAAGCCAACCACCAGCGAGCTGCTGTCCGTGAGGTATGTTGCCGATGTGTTCGAGGTGATGTATTTCACTCCGAGGCTCAATCCTAATGCGCGGAGGTTGTGGAAATATCCGCCATAGCTCGGTGCTGTTCCGCTGTTGTATGCGTATCCGTAAACTCCGGCGATGAGGTTCTGCTCGATGTTGCTTGCCCATTCCGATTTGTCCAGCGATCCGTATCCAAGTCCTACGATGGCTGCTCGCTGGTCGCATCCGGTTGTGGATGATACGCATTGCGTTGCCGCTCTGTTGGCGAATATTCCGGAAGGCGACAGGTATGCCGTCTTGTCGTCGGTGGTTATCGCCTCCACAATGCCTCGCGAAGCGTCGAGGTTGATGGTTGTCGGTTTGAGGGTCTCCTTGTTGTAGGTGGCATCCGTCGTGCTGGACTTCACTTGTATGAGGTTGTTCTTCGCGTCCAGTATGATAATGTCGCCTGTGTCGAGCGTTGAAACGATTTTGCCTCCGCTGATGAACCAGTCGCCAATGTTCGCGCCCTCTGCAAGCAGGAGATTCGTGGCGACGCTCTCGAAGCTCGCACCGAAGCTGTTCCATTTGCTGGTGTCCGGGGGTGCTGGCTGCGAGAACTCTCCGGCATCGATTCTGGCGATGTAGTAGGTGTCGTTGAGCTTCACTACATCGAGGCGGTTGTCGTTGCCGTAGTAGGTCTTGCTGCTGCTGTATATGCCTCTGTAAACCATCACCGGGCTTTTGCCGTTGCTTCCGTCTTTGCCGTCCGCTCCATCCTTACCGTCTATGCCGTCGTATGGGGAAATGCGCACCGGGGTTGACCAGTTGCTTATCAGCTTCGTTCCGTCTCCGCTCTTTACTGCCTTGGTCATCCATATGTAATATCCTACGGAAACTGGCGGCAATTGAGGCATGGTCGTCGACCATCCTACCGGGTTCGGTGACTCGGTGTTCAATGTCGGCGGTGTGGTCGTTGAGCCGTTGAATGCGTAGCGGTACTCCGTGAAGTTTCCGGCTGCACCTGTCGCGCCTGTCTCTCCGGTTGCTCCGAACTTCGCCCAAAGTGCAGCCTTGCTGTTGTCGCTGGCTGATCCGATAAACTTACCCCAAACTCCGGAGGTCTTTTTGCGGTAGCATACCCATTCGTATTGGTTGTCCTCGTCCACTCCTGTTGGGTCGTCTGTCCAGCCTGTCGGCACGAAGTCGTCGGACATACTCATCTGCGTGGGTGTCGTCGGTGCTTCTTCGGTCGTGGTGCGCTTGTATATGTACTCGTATCCGAAGCCATCCTCTCCGCGCCATTTCTTCCACTGATAAAGCGACCAGTCGAGCTGGTCTTCCGGGTTGTTATCGGTGTATATGCCGATGTAGTCGCCGGGGGTCTCGCCGTCATTGTCTGTCCAGTCGTTTTCCTCCAAGCTGTTGGCGTACTTGATGTGGACGTAGGCGTTCTCTCCTGCAGCTCCGGTGTCGCCCTTATCGCCCTTGAACTGTCCGATGTCTTCCCAGTGGTCGTCGTTGGCGAGGTACAGGTGTCCGTCCGTGAGGTAAAGGTATGCATCTCCGTCTTCTGCTTTTTCGTATGTGGTGACGTATCCTTTGCCCATCAGTATTCGCTTCGATGCGTAGGCTACGACGCAGTATGCGTCCAGCTCCTCGTCGTAATCGATGAGGTAAAATGCCGGGCGTGTTATGCTGCTCTGAGCGAGGAAGTCCGCGCGAGTGTCGAACCTCTCCTTGAAGCTGCCTTTTACCTTGATTGAGGTGCCGTCAGCTCCGTTCTCGCCTTTGATGCGTGAAACCTGCCAGTCTTCCCATACTCCGTTACTCTTGCGGCTGGTCGCCATCCATATCGTGTCCTCGTCAGCGTCATTGCTCCACTCGGTATTGGTGTTCGGGTGTCCCTTGGGTGCTGAAGGTGCGGTCTCTGATGAGTATTCGACATCGAAGTCTGCGGTGTCGGTCATCTGCTGCGGTGTCGTCCAGCTGTCCTGCTGAGGGTCATTGCCGTCGCTGCTGAAGATGCGCGTAGATGCCCATAGCTTCGCCTCTCCGGAAGGGATGCCGTCGCTCCAGCCTGTCGGGACGGGGTTCGACCAGCTGCCTCCTGTGGGTGTTGCTGGCTGGGTGTTCGTTCTGATGAACACCGTGGACTTGAAGCTGGCGTTTGGTGAGATACCGTCTTTGCCATCGACTCCGTCTTTACCGTCCTTGCCGTCAGCTCCTGTCTCTCCGGCTACGCCTTGGGCGATTACCGTCCAGTATAAAGTGTTGGTTGGTGCGATGCCTGTCGTAGGTGTATCACCGATTCTGCGATATGTTGAAAGGGGCAGGTCTGCGCTCTCTTGGTAAGTCACCTCGTCTCCGGTGTAGTAGGTGTAAGCGTTGTTGTATACACCTCTGTAGCAACCGATGGGGCTTTCGGCTTCTCCGCCTTGGCTCTGGACGATTGTACCCTTGAGACGGAGCTGTCCGTTGCCGTCGCTGTTGAAGTCGAAAACGTCGCCCAGCTTCATGGCGTTGTTCAGCATATCG